TTATTGTTCCTTTTAATGTTCTTAATATATCAGTAGCACCTTGATCTGCACCTACTTGAACTGTTAACGATGGAATTGTCTTGCTTGCTGTAGTAGCATCTATTATCCATGTATGAGTAAATGGGTCAGCACAACCTGCAGTTGTCCCACATTTAAACCCTACCAGCTCAAAGAACCACGGTGATCCCATCACATAATCCAAGGATATAGTGCCTTGTGTCTGTCCGTAGGCATAAGTATTAATTCTAACATCATTTAATTGCTGAAGTGGTATTTTGTTATTAGTGAACGTCCAACTAGTTATCTTTTGTTCGTAGCCAAATGGCTCTCCTGATGTAGCTACACAAGCTGCGGCTGTTCCAAAAGTAGTTTCTTTACCCCATTGAAAATACGCAAACGCACCGGTGAATACCATATATAAACTATCAAATATTTACATATAAAGATTGTTCTAAACGAAGGTTACTGTATCTACTGTATTGTATGTGAGATCTATTATATGCCTATACATATTCCTATAATCCTTATTCCTTGATTCCGAACCCTGTATTAATACCTGAATAAACCCAGTTGCATTCCTTCTTATTGAGTTTTTTATGATTCTAACTACCTCTTTTACAACAGTATTTTGTCTGGTTATTCCACATGTATATGTTCTAATATCTATTACTACTGGTACATCATGCCACCAAGCCTGACCAAATATATCAAATCCTTTAATCTTTTCTTTTAGTGGCTCTATGATTATTCTTTCTGTACTATCACTGTCAAATCCTACTAATTTCTTATCCCATACTAGATCTATAGTTGGTTTAGTGCCCCCCTGACATGTAGCATCCCACTGTGTACACAGTATGCATTGAAGGTCAAGTATGGCATCATATGTACTAATACTCATTCTCTTTCCACCTGTTTATTATATATATTTAATGTGTTCTTAACATACCAAGTTGATTCTTTAAGTCCATTTTTCTTAATACTTTTAGCCACCATATATGCCTCACTTTTTAATGCACTACTTGGTGCACTAGGTTGTTCATGACCAAACTTTGCTGGATCCTTATGTCTTATTATCCATTCTATTATCTTGTTAATTGGTGGTACATATTGCCAAGTCCAATCTGTTCCATGATCAATAGCTGCGGCTGCAAATTCATCACTACCTACAACCCCACCATCTGGTGTATCCTCATAAACTATGGTTTTAGCCACACGATCATAATAAGACTTTTCTCTGATTAATGCATCCCTTAATGCATCTCTTATTTCCATACCTACATCCTTTGGTAATTCTTTAAGCATTTTATCCATGTCTTTTTTATTGATTTTAAATACGCTCATGGTAATACATACACTTCCTCTCTATCTCTGATGATTTTATTTGCTTCGTCAGTCCAATCCATCATAGCTCTTTCCTTGTCTATTGCACCACCAAATGCCAAATCGTCCATCTTGAGAGAGGATCTAACTAAATCTACACAAACCATTTTAATACATGCGTCATTAATATCATCTGGTACGGTATCAGAACCATAACGATATGTTATACGGAGTCTGTCTGTTCTTAGTATTGTAAATATAAGACCTCTTAGGTATACTGTACCTTTAATATTTTCTATATCATAAAATGCTGTACATGCTGTTACATCTGTCCAGTTGGAATTAGAGCCTGCCCAAAGTTCAAACTTGTCTCCTGCACATACACATAAATGTAAACCAGATGCACAGTCTACTTTAATTTCCCTATGTTTAAGAAATAGTGGAGAACCATGTCCGAATGTATAAAGTAATGGTACATCATAAATTTCTGTTTCTACTTTTGTTCTGCCATATGTATGTCCTGTTCTACGGTCTATTCTTTCCTCATTTCTGTTAATTATTTTTTCAACTTGAAGTAATGTTGGACTAGTAGCACATGTAAAAACTCCTAATCTTAAATAGTCTGATATATCTGCTGCTGAAGCGTATACGGTTGCCATATATATAAGTTAATTTCCTGCTTTAAAAAGATTATTCGTATACTATTAGGAGCTTCCCGCCAGTACCACCAGTATGATCAATAAAAATACCAGTGCTTACAGGATGATTAATATAAGGAGCTAAAAATAAGCCATTAGCTGCCGCAATACCAGATATTATAAACATTGTTTCGCCTGTTCCATCTGTACCATCAACCACTTCCCAGACATTATCTCCGGGCTGGGTCATATAAATTGCCTTTATAATACCGTGTCCAGTTTTAACTAAAAGATCTGTTGCACCACAGGTTTCGGCAACATTATTCTTATCACCCATATACTAATTCATGAGAGTAATATATATAAGGTTTATTATAATGGACTAAAAAAAAAGAAATAGTGGTCAGAAACCAACTATTCGAATCTTTACTATCATATCGTTCACACCTGCAGAAGCACTTGCTAGTTCGGGAAAAACAACTACTGCCCCACCTGCTGCTGCTGGGTCTGACCCATAAGCTTTCAATTTGCCTGTTGCGGCAGCTCCTAAAGCTGCTGGCACGTATTCAAGTAGAGCTCCGACATCATTAGATATAATGGTTGCCGAGATAATGGTTGTTATTCTACCGCCCAGAGATAGGTCAACTGTGCATCCACCTGTAGTATATGTATCACAAGCTCCATATGTAACAGTTACTTGAGTTTCAAGTAACCTTGATGTTAGCTGTGATTGTATGGACAGAGTTTTTCCTGTCAGCTTTTGCTGATCTGAATCTACTGCGACTGTAATAGCCATAATAATAAGTGGTTTTTCATATATATAAGTATTATAAAAAAGATACCTAAACCCCCGTGTTTAAGGCATTTATCAATTGCTAAGTTCGACTAAAGCTTTATGTCTCTAATCTTACCTTGTGCGATGAAGCTTCTGCATACGACTTCTCCCATAGTTCTGAATACACCTTTCTCAACAAATGCGTTGTTAATGAATGGATATCCGGGTGATCTACGAGTTGCTTCGTAATACTCTGTTGGAATACTGATCATGATTCCTAATCTTGGGTATCCGTAACCTTCAGCATCAGACGTATCTAATGCAAATAGTCTTCCTACCTCATCAGAGTCACAAGCATTGCTTGGTGAATCTTTTGTTGGTATGAATGGGACTCCATAAATTGAGTCAACATGAATTCCTACACCAGTTCCTTTGAATGTTTGGATTCCGTTTACATCTACTTGTACTAGTGCCTCCCCGTAAGGATTTTTAATACGGACTGATGGCATGTATAAGCCTTGTACTTCGGAATAAACTTCGTGAGAACCAAGGAACACATTAGGATCTTTACCAGCTTTCTTTCTGATCTTTCTTAGGAAAGTTCTTAGAACATCGTCTGTAAGTATACCATTTGTTCCGATTGTACCTGATGGTGAGTCTACGGTAGAGTCAAAGACTGTACCTGAGTCCCTATCAATACAAGCGCCTGCACTTCCTGCCCAAGGATCATAGTTGCCTGTTCCACAAGCTCCACCAGTAATATCTTCTTCAGCGTCGCTGGAGATGATACGGTCGAGTGTTTCCCAGTCCAATGTTCCACCAAATGCACCACATGATGTAACTGCTGGTAATTCAACATCAGCTAACAACATTCTATTTAACAGTTCTTTGTGTTGTACTGCCATAAATAGTCTAAGTGAACCTAGTCCACCCCAAATGTCGTCCTTACTGTGTGTTGCCAACCATTCCATTACTTCTGATGCACTGAAGGGTAGTTGTGCCGTTTTTGGTCTTACGTCGATTTCTGCGAGAGTTGGTTTAATAGTGTCTGCTATTGTTCCTCCTTCTATAGTTCCACCTAATGCTGTATTTTGTGCTACACATCCTACACATGTAACACATAATGCATCTGCCTTAGCAGTTATAACCCTCCAACCGGACTTGTCCCAAGGATACTTTGGTAGTATCCCGAAGGCATTGGCTTCAAGGTTCAACTGTGCCCAAGCATATGCGCCAAATATGGCGTTAAATACACCTGTGGTAGAAGTAGTTATCGGTGAATCTGCTTTTCTAAGCATATTACGGTTATATCCATAGTAAAGTGCTTCTAGCTCATCGATGGTTTGTATTTTTACCATCTTGCTACCTCACTCTCGTCTGGAGCACCGAAATCGCCATTAAGAATCTTTCTTCCAACTGAACCCAAGTCTTCAAAACCTACATCTCTACAGGCTTTTAATACTTCGCTTCTTTGTGGACCAGATTTCTCAACTGTTTCTAATGCAGCACCGGGTCTTGGTGTTTCTGTCGTAAATGTATGCTCTGCTTTGGTAATCAATTGCTTTTCTTGCATAACCAAACCGCTTTTATCATTCTCCGTTTCATTTTCGTCATCGGCATCTCTGATATTAGCTTGCTGGCTGTTGCTTTGATATGTATCTGGAGCTTTAACTTTTGCACCAATGTCGTCTTCT